AGCCGCTGTAGACCCCAGAGAGCAGGTAAAAGTCCCGGCTCTTACCCGTGCGCTCAACGATGAGTGGCTAAATAGCAACGCTGACCAAGTGTTCTCCGCTGCTACCACCTGGTCACTGGTCTATAACTCCACCTTTATCAAGCTCATCATCAAGAACGGCATCCATCCGTACATGGTAGAACCCGCTTGTATGGGTGTATTGCGGGAAGACACCCCATACTCTGACAGACAAGAGGCTATCACCCAGACCTACTACATCACCAAGTCTGAGCTGTATGACCGTCTGTACAGCCATCCCCGCCGGGATGAGATTGTCAAACGCATCACCTCTACCCAGCATGAGCGCACAGAAGTAGCTAACGGCATTGAACGCATTATCCTGAGTCAGTCAAACCCAACAATGTACGGTAATGTTAATTTAGACCTTGGTGGACAGAACCGCTACAAGGCCACTGTTGCTGAAGACACGGTAGAAATGACTGAGCTGTGGGTGTGGTGTGATGACACCAAAGATTACCAAGTTGTAACCAAAGCAGACCCAGACGTAATCATCTATGACCGTCCTGGCGAACAGGTGTTCCTCAAAGGTGAGTTGCCATTTGTGCAGATTTGCCCCAACCCACTGTACGACTACTACTGGGGCGGCTCTGAGGTTCAGCGCTTGGTTTTCCTCCAGCAGCTCCGCAACAAACGCATGACTGAAATCTTGGACTTGCTCTCAAAGCAGGTCAGCCCACCTACTGCGCTGATTGGCTTTACGGGCATCTTGGATGAAAAGAACTTTGCTCTCAATCGTGCTGGTGGCTTGTTGGCAACTGACATGCCTAATGCCAAGGTAGAAAAGTTAGCGCCAACTATGCCGCCTGACTTGTTCAAAGAAATTGGTGAAATTGACTTGATGTTTGAAGAAGCATCCGGCATTGTGTCTGTGTTGCAAGGACGGGGTGAGGCAGGTGTGCGCTCGTCTGGTCACGCATCCCAGCTTGCTCGTTTAGGTTCCAGCCGTGCCAAGAAACGTGCCCTCATCATTGAAGACAGCTTGGAGAAGTTGGCTACTCTGTATCTCAAGTGTATGCAGTCTTACGATGCAACGCACTTCACAGACATGGACAACCACAAGTTCATTGCCGAACAATTCACAAAAGACTATGTGGTAAAGGTGGATGCACACTCCAACTCGCCTATCTTTATGGAAGACATGCGCCAGCTTGCTTTTAATCTGTTCAAAGCCCAAGTCATTGACAAGGAATCCCTGCTTGACTTGCTTGAGCCTCCAATGAAACAATTGCTCAAAGACAGACTGAAGAAGATGGAGCAGAAGCAACAGGCTCAACCTGCTGCACCGCCTCCCAAGGCAGAGGGTAAACCAGACTTAAAGCAGGTAGGATAATGGCTACACAAGCAATCGTGCCACCCAAAGCTGACCAGCCTCGGGCGAACACAGAGCAACTGAAAAGAGGGGAATCGTCCCCCAGCTTGACATATCGCCAAACTGGGGTTAAAAACTACACCGGGCGTAGTCAACGGGACTACTCTCGTCGTACTTAACCAGGAGCTATCATGTATAAATCGCACAAGCGTGGCCGTAAATCTCGGCGTTGATTCCCCGCAAGGGAAAAGGGTATGGCTGCTTCCCCTTTAAGTAAGTGGCCTTTCTCAAGGAGAAAAACCATGGCAAAGCGTGGTCGCAAAGGTCGTAAAGGCCGCAAGTAATCCGTAAGGATTTGTCTTGGGGGACTGACATAAAATGTCCCCCACCTATTGACAAGCTGTTTGTAAGTGGTTACAAACGGCGCACAAGGAGTTTTTATGGCAGTACCAACAGATAAGTTGATGGAATTGATGCGAGGCAGTCGGTCTGCCGCTGCACCTGCTCCCGTCCCCGCACCTGATGCTATGCCTGTCGGCGCAATCTCTGACGCTGAAACTCCCCCAATGGCTTCCCCTATGTCAACGCCTGAACCAAAGATGGGTTCAAAAGAGGCGGCAATGATTAACGTGGGCATGGCAATGGACTTGCTAGAGCAGTCTCTTCCAGCCTTGGGTTCCGAATCTGAAGAAGGCCAGAAAGCTCTGGCAGCTATTCGCTCCCTCACCGGGTTGATGGGGCCACGGAAAAACAAAACAAACGAACTCCAGCAATCTGAAATTTTGCAGATGCTGCAAACATTACCCCAGGCAGGTGGCGCAACGCCTGAAGGTAAGGCAATGCAAGCAGCGCCGATTCCCGGTATGCCTCCTCCTGGCGGCGCACCAACTCCACCCCCAATGTAAGGAAACAACATGGACTTGTTCAAGCCCCGTGGCGCAGCCGCACCCCGCCGTCCTACTGACAACAATCAGCAGCACGGTGTTATCACCAACACTCCCCGTTTCTCACAGCTCGGCGGCTTGTCCGCTCCGAACAAAGTCGGCAAAGCTGGCATGGCTGTGCAGAAACCTGCTGATGGCAAAAAAGTCATCTAAACGTATAAAGAGGGTAAACCATGTCACTTGAAAACATCACATCAGATGCTCGGGATGAGTTAGCGGCCTTGGCCCAACAACTCGCTGAGAATCCCGCCACTCGCAAAGAGTTTCTGCGTATGACCAAAAAGGTCAAACCAGACCTCCCCATTCCCGAACTTGACATTGAAGACTACACGAACAGAGTTGTAACCAAGTCTGAAGAACGTGTGCAACAGTTGGAAGCCAAGTGGCGTGAGCGGGATGCGATGGATGAATTGCAAAAGCGCCGTCAGTCCTTGATGAAAAAAGGATTGATTGCTTCTGAAGATGAAGTCAGCGATGTGGAGAAAATCATGCTGGAGCAAGGTATCACCAACCATGAGACAGCAGCACAGTATCATACGTGGATGAAGCAAGCGGCAGTTCCGACTTCTTCTGGTTACAACCCCCAAGTCATTCAACAGTTTGATTTGAAGGGATACTGGAAGAATCCGACAACTGCTGCTCGTTCAGAAGCTATGAAAGCACTCAATGACCTGCGGAAACCGCAACGTCCTATTGGGCTGTAAAGAGGGTATTTTTTTCTAAGGAGGCCTTATGGCTATTGGCGGCGGCATCCTACCAGCAACAGGGTCAAGTCAATTCACTGAACTGACCTACGTTACTCGTAGAGCCTTTATCCCCAAGCTGGTTGTCCAGCTTTACAACTCGACACCCCTAATGGCGGCTCTGATTGCCAACAGTCAGCAAGCCTCCGGCGGTGTGTCTTCCGTAACCGTGCCCGTGCAGGGCGCTCAGTTTGTGAATGCTCAGTGGTCTGACTACTCTGGCTCTTTTGCCCAGCCGTCAGTTCAGCAGGGTGCTTACAACGCTGAGTTTGACCTCAAGCTGATGATTTCTCCCGTGCCGTTCCTCGGTATGGAAGGCGCTGTTCAGCAAGACGCAGCTATTATTCCGTTGATTGAAGCTCGTATGAACGATGCAACCAACGTGATGATGGATGCAATGGCAACGGCCTTGTACAACAACACTACCAACACTCAGCAGTTTATCGGTCTTCCTGCTGCCGTTAGCGCCACTGGCACTTATGGCAACATCAACCGCTCGACTTATAGCTGGTGGCAGTCCAAAGCCTACGCTGCGGGTTCTGTGAACCCAACCCGTCAAAACATCCTGCAATACATTTCCGGCACTGTGAAAAACGGCGCTGAAATGCCTAGCTTTGGTGTTTGCGGTTTTGGCACTTGGACTTTGCTGGCTCAAGACTATGTTGGTCAAGAACAGTATGTCATCACCCCAGGCTCCGGCTTTGATGGCGACAACAACGGCCCCCAGGCAGCATTCCGTGCCCTGATGGTTGCTGGTGTTCCCATTTATCCTGACCCCTACTGCCCAGAAGGTACGGTTTACTTCCTGAACACCAACTACCTGTCGCTCTACATCCATGAGCAAGGTTCGTTTGTGTTTACCGGATTTGAATCCACCCTCCCCAACTGGCAGATTGGTTATGTTGGTGCGGTTTTGATGATTGCCGAATTGGTGAACGTCAAACCCAAGTCGATGACCGTGGTGTCTGGTTACAACTACCTCTCACTGTAAGGAGTCATCATGTCTCTATCAACTAACAAAATCATCCTGGCTGGTGCAACCACCAACTCCGCTGGTGCATATTTCAGCAATGCCACTGTTACAGCAACCAATGCTGGCGCAGTGATTCCTGCTGGTGTGTATGTGATGTTCCCAGCCGCTAACGTGATTGTTACTGCAAACAACGGCTCTACCATCGCAACAGTTCTCGCCAACAACACTGGTGGCGTGATTCTGTCTGATGGTGTAAACGTGTTTGCCCAGTCTACGATTGCTGGTAACGGTACTGTTACTCTGTTGGCTACCAATGGTGGTATCAACGTCAGCAGCACCTACGCATCATAAGGAATCGGCATGAACTCGAACGCTGTAGGTACACGTTATCCAGATAGCTTTGGAAATTATCTTATTGGCACTACCGCCACCCCTATTGGGATGGGTTCAACTGGTAATGCCATTGCGACAATTCCAACTGTCGGTACAAGCTACATTGTTCGCCGTATCACCGTGGCACAAGCCAACGGCAGCGTAGCCCTCGCAAATGTGACTATCATCAATAGCTCTGATGGTGCACTCGCAAATGCGGTGTCTAACGCTGTTGTGTTGGCAAACATCACAGGCACAACCAAGTACCAAGACTTAAACTTGACGGCTAACACCGCCACTACGGTCTACACTGGTTCTTTGTTTGTTTGTGTGAACACGGCAGCCGCTGCTAACAACACGGTTGACATTTCCGTTTACGGCGACATTGTGACGCTATGAGTGTTGTCTACGTAACCAATCGTTCTCCTGATAGGCTTGCAGTAATGTATGCTTATTCTGAGTTGGAATTCCCAGTAGGGAAGACTGTTGAAATACCTTTAGAGGCAGCTCAACATATTTTTGGTTACGGTAAAGACGATAAGGAGTCGTGTCTGGCCCATCTGGGCTGGATACGCCTTCACTCCGAATTGGAACAAGGAATGGAGAAGCTGTCTAAATTTGATATTCAGACAGAGGCTCCCCAACAGAACCGCTCGTTACCCTCGGCGGTTGGCGTAGTACCTCTGCGGCTTGAGAAAGCTGCCGGGGGAAAGGTCACCCAAAGGGCAGCTTAAAATGGAAGCCAAATGGCAACTCTCACTTCCTACATCTCGGAAGTCCGGCGGCTCTTGCATGATGCCAATGGCGTCTTCTGGTCAGACGCTGAACTAACGGACGATATTAACAGCGCCCGTGAGAGAGTAGCGAGAGATACTGGCTGTTTACGCACACTTCAAATTTCTAGCACACCCATATCTAGTACTGGCGTAGCTGCGACTGTCTGGACTGCTGGAGCAACTGTCGCTACAAACGACTTTGTATTCAGCAACATCTTCATCTATAAAGTAGTTACTGGTGGCGTACTGGGTACAACTGCGCCTCCCTACCCTGCCGCTAACTACACGTTCCCTCCCAGCACACCGTTCACAGATGGAACGGCAACCTTGCAATACTCCGGCCCTGCTGAGATTATTCCGTATGCAATTCTGAGTGCGGGAACAACGCTAGACATTCTGAACATCACGCTTTACTGGGGCAACAGTCGCATCCCCCTGCGCTATTTGCCCTGGTCAAACTTCAATGCCCAGTTGCGGTATTGGCAAAACTATGTTGGCAGACCTGTGTGTTTTTCAGTCTATGGACAATCTCAGATTTATATTGGGCCTGTGCCTGACCAGTCGTATGCCATAGAGATTGACAGCACCATTCTGCCAACGCCTTTAGTTGCGACAGACCCGTCTGTCACTGACCCTATCAATGACCCCTACACATCTCCTGTAGCTTTCTATGCGGCTTACAAAGCCAAGTACAAAGAGCAGAGCTATGGTGAAGCGGAGATTTACAAGCAAGAATATCTGAAGCATTTGAATGCCGTGCTTAACAGCACCTTCACACGGCGTATTCCAGACCCCTACTCAAATCCGTACTAATCATGGCAGCAGCAGAGCAAAAAAAGTCCTATGCTGTCATCAAGAACTTCAAAGGCCTAAACACAAAGGCCAACCGAACAGCGATTGATGAAGAAGAGTTCTCCTGGATAGAGAATGCCCAGCCTATCGGGTTTGGCAACATCAAGATTGTTCAAGCTCAGTCTGCTGTACTGGACTCTGGCGCTAACGCTGTTGTCTTTGCCAATACGACTACCTCGTTGGAGTCTGCCAACATCAATGTCAGTGACTACCTTTTGTCTTTTGAGGACAACGGACGAGCTGAATACTTCAACCTGACCAACTCTACAAAAGGCAATGTGGCTGTGACAGGCACGTTCTCTAGTGCCAACGTATCTACCGCCCAGTACAAGAACGAGCGCATCATCATTGGTGACCCGGCAAAGGGCTTGTTTAACTGGGATGGCACAAATCTAGTCTCTATGGGGTCTGTAGGCTCTATAGGCATCACAAACCCAGGGTCAGGGTACTTGGCTGCACCCTCAGTGGTTATTGGCGCCCCTAACGATACTGGTGGAGTCCAGGCTACCGCAGAAGCAACAATTACTACAGGCGCAGGTGGACTTACTGGCATTAACGTAACTTCTCCAGGCTCTTCATATACAAGTGTGCCTGGTGTCATCATCACGGCCCCAGATGTGCAGGGAGGTACACAAGCCCAAGCTGTAGCAGTAGTTACTTCTGGTGCAGTTACTTCTGTTGTTGTTACTGTCCCAGGCTCAGGCTATTTGAATGTGCCTACAGTCAGCTTTTCCTCTGGCGCAGCCGCAGCTACTGCGGTACTGACAAAGGGTACGGTCAACTCCATCACCCTGACAAACGCTGGTACAGGCTACACTTCCCCACCTATCATTACTATTTCAGGGGGTGGTGGTGTAAATGCAGCCGCTATCTGCCAGCTTGTCACGTTTAAGACTGGCACTTTGTCTGTGCTGGTGACCAACGGTGGTTCTAATTACGCTGCCAGCGGTTCGTTTTATGTATCAGTTACAGGCACTGGTGGCACAGGCGCAAATGCCACAGCCATCGTAAGCGGTGGTGCAGTCACGCAAGTGATTATGAATAACCCTGGTAGCGGTTACACCGCCGCTGGAAACGTCACCATTAGCGGTACAGGTGTAAATGCTACTGGCACGGTTATCCTCAACAGCGATGAAATCTCTTCTGTTGCCACTTTCTCAGGCAGAACTTGGGTGTCGGCAGGGCGTACCGTCTACTACTCTGCTGCCGGAAGCTACAGTGATTTCACCTCTGTGTCTGCCGGTAACTTCCCGATAACAGACTCAACCTTGCACGGCAACATCAAGTCTCTGCTGTCGGCAAACAACTTTCTCTACATCTTTGGTGAAGACAGCATCAACGTCTTTTCTGACCTACGTGTTTCTACTACTGGCTCAACCCTGTTCACAAACACCAACGTCAGTGCCAGCGTAGGCAGTAACTTGCGGTATGCGGTATTCCCATACTTCCGCAGTGTGTTGTTTATGAACAACTACGGGATATACGCCCTAGTTGGCTCTACTACAAGCAAGTTGTCTGACCCGCTAGACGGCATGTTCCCGTACATAGACTTCACCTTGCCTGTTACTGGTGGTCAGGTGCTGGTCAACAACATTCTGTGCGCCGCCTTCAACTTCTACCTAAAAGCTACTTACCCGTTTGCCACAGGTGGACGGTTTATACAAGCTGTGTTTTTTGAGAAGAAGTGGTTTATCACCAGCCAGGGTGCGCTAACGTACACAACTTCTGCGCCTGTTGGCGGTGTCATCAACCTGTACGGAGTTGCAGACAAGTCTTTGTACAAGCTATATGCCAGCACAACAGCCAATGTGTCTAGCAAGATACAGACGGCTTTGTCACCCATGAAAGACCCTATCCGTACCAAGCAAGCTCTGAAGTTTGGTATTGAGGCAACCCTCACACAGGCAGCAACATTCAACATCACAGTAGACAGCGAGAGCGGTTCTAGTCCCGCTTACACGTTAGATAACGCCGTGACTTGGTTTAACAATTCGGGTACAACTATTACTTGGAAAAATAATTCCAACGCCACTATTGGCTGGTTAACAAGTAACGGTTATGCTCTTTACAAATCAGATGCCCAGCAATACGGTAAGTATTTGGGTCTGACAATGACTTCTACAGACCCAGGGTTTGTAGTAAACACGTTTGAATTTGAACATGAACTACGAGTGAGGTTCTAACATGGCTGTCCCATATACTTTTGGCACTGCAACCGCTGCTATCCCGCTGTCCCAGTTGGACAGCAATTTTGCTACTGCAATCACTATCGGTAACACGGCAGTGCAGTTAGGCAATACTGTTACTACGCTCAACAACATGACGTTGGCAAACGTCACCATCAGTAGCGGCACTATCACTATCACAAACGTATCTGTGACCACTGCTAACGTGAGTGGCACTGCAAACGTCAGTACGCTGGTAGTTACTGCAAATGCAAGTGTGGCGGGTAATGTGGCTGTTACTGGCAATGTAGTTGTTACTGGCAACGTAACGTCTGCCACCCACATATTGACAGGAGGTACTGCTAACGGTGTGGTTTACCTAGACACAACAAAAGCTCTGACCACGGGTAGTGCGTTGGTGTTTGATGGTACGAATTTGGGTGTTGGGACAAATTCGCCTTCAAAATCTGGTGGTTCAAGAACAGCTATAACCATCAACGGAACAACACTTCCAATTCTTGAATTTGCCGCTGGAAATACTTTGTATGGTTACATTTATAGTAACGCAACACAAGCCACCATAAATGCTGGTGGCGGCAATGCGGCAATACCTCTTACGTTTGAAACTAATAGTTTAGAACGTATGCGCCTCGACTCCAGCGGTAACTTGGGATTGGGTGTTACGCCTGTTGCATCTGTTTACACGCCAAGCAGAAATTTATTTGTTGGGCAAGCAAGCAATTTTATTGGTCGGACAACCATTAATTTTACTTCTCTGAACACCAATGTTTATGAAGCCCCAACAACCTCTGCGGCAACATTTATAAACGCAAGCACTGCCGCCGCACAGTATCAGCAATATTTGGGCGCTCATACTTGGCGAGTATCCACAAACACACCCACTGCGAACACAAGCATAGTGTGGAATGACGCAATGACCCTTAATGCAAGCGGTAACTTGGGTATTGCGAACACAATCCCGGGAAGTTTTGATGCCACGGGTAGACAACTCGTTGTAGGTAACGGTGCTGCTGCACAAGGCATGACCATCTACTCAAGCGCTGCAACTGCTGGTTCAATTTTCTTTGCAAAAGGTACAACAGGTGCTGATGCTTACCGTGGGTTTGTTCAGTACGGACAATCAGGGTTAACCGGTGCTGCTGATGCAATGCTGTTTGGTACTGCCGCCACAGAGCGGATGCGTATCGACTCCACTGGCATCGTAACTATGAACGCTTATGGTGTTGGCTCGGCAACATTCTCAGCCGCTGGTGTAATTTCATCTGTATCTGATGAAACATGGAAGATTAAAGACGGCGTTCCAGTTGACCCAGACTCTATGCTTAAAAAGCTGGAGCCGGGGTATTGGTACTACAACGATGAGAAAAAAGAAACTTTTGGCTCTGATAGGCAGTTGGGCTTTTACGCACAAAATGTGAATAGTGCTATCGGCCCAGAAGCCGCCCCAACTCCAGAAGAAGGTAAGCCTTGGGGATACTATGACCGTTCTGTTTTGGCGGTAACTGTTATGTCTTTGAAAAAAGCACTTGCAACTATTGAAACCCTCACCGCCCGTATAACCGCTTTAGAAGGAGCATAAACCATGTCAACAATCGTTTGGAACATCAGCGCAATGAACTGTTACCCGCAAGCCGAAGGGGAGACAGATGTTGTAATCACTGTTCACTGGCAGTGCAACGGCACACAAGAGCAAGATGGCAAGACCTACAACGGTTCTGTCTACAGCACTTGTGGCGTGACCTACACATCTGGCTCACCATACACCCCGTATGCTCAATTAACGCAAGACCAAGTGCTTGGCTGGATTTGGGAATCTGGTGTGGACAAGGACGCTACAGAGGCGGCTGTTAACCAGCAGATTGCACAAGCTATCAACCCGCCTGTTATCACACCCCCGCTTCCCTGGAGTGCATGATGAGCATTAACTCGCCATTTACGCCTACTGGCAACACTGTCACGTTCACAGGCGTTATCACTACGCCTCCTACGCCTGTGCAAGCTAACAGCTACTCGCTAGGTTCTAACCAGTACCGCATCTTGAACTCCGGTACGGTTACTGTCTTTCTGGGTGTTGGTAGCACTGCTGCTGGTGCTACTGCAAATGCAACTGTCGTGACCAACAATGCAGCGGCTATCCCGTTGCTTGCGGGTACAGATGAAATCTTGTCGTTCTTACCCAACGCATATTTCACGGGTATCACAGGCTCTAGTTCTGCTGTTGTCTACATTACCCCTGGTAGCGGTTCGTAATGTTAAAAACGGCTAGTTCAATCACCAATGCCATAGGCGCTCTTAATTACAAGGGCACGTGGGATGCGTCTACCAACAACCCGACTCTTGTGTCTAGTGTTGGTACGCAGGGTGATTACTATGTTGTTTCTGTAGCTGGTTCTACAAACCTCAACGGCACTACCTTGTGGGGTGTCGGGGATATGGCTATCTTCAACGGTAGCATCTGGCAAAAGGCAGATGGTGGAGACACCAGCCTGGTTACAAGCCTGACAGTCACTGGTCTGACAGGCTACATGTATGCCAACAACACCACACCTGTTACCGCATCTACAACCATTCCTGTTGCCAACATAACAGGCGCTGTGCCTAACACGGTCAACGTCATTGCTGGCACAGGCATGTCCGGTGGTGGTGCGCTCACAGGTAACGTCACACTTAACCTTGCCAACACCGCTGTAGCTGCTGGTACTTACGGCAATGCCACTGCTGTATCGCAGATAACTGTAGACGCACAAGG